AATAATTATGAGTAGATATAAAAATATACCAGTAATAAAAAATTCTAATGGAAAACGTAGATTTGCATCTAGCTTTCTTCCAACTATACCAACATCTGACTCAGATATATATATTATAACTACTTCTGTTGAGCGATTAGATCAATTAGCAAAACAATTTTACGATGATGAATACTTTTGGTGGGCTATAGGATTAGCAAATGGAATTGGAAAAGGAACATTGTTTGTTCCTATTAATACACGTTTAAGAATACCACCAAAAAATATAATAGAAGAATTAATTTAGTTATGTCAGATGTTTTTTATTCGCAAGTAAATTCAACATTAAAAAAAGAACTAACAGCTAGATCAATGGCTGGAAAATTAAATCGTACTACTACTGGTATAGATTTTATGTTAAATAAAATAGCAAATGTTGTAGTAAGTGCATATGACAATATAGAAGATGATAAGCCAATTACTTCTATAGGAGGCGGAATTTCCACAACAAATAAATATGGAGGATCTTATTTAGCTGGAGGAACTGATGGATATTTAGCTAATGATTCAACAAGAATAGGTCCTGTATTAACAGGAGTACAAATTAATATAGCAGATCAAGCACAATTTGCAATAAATTCTGCAACGATCAATATAACAATTCCAGATCCGTCGACATTGGATTTAATCGAAGAAAGTTTTTTAAAACCTGGTCGAACAGTACAAATTAAAATACAACATCCGGATTCAGCAATACTAAGTGGAACTACATTGTTAGCTCAAGATGAAATGCTGTTTACAACAAGAATTCTTAAACAACAATATGGGGATAATCCTGAAGACATAGAACAATTTCTTGAAATGAATAAAATGATTTTTAATGGATTTGTAAACGGATATAAATCAGACTATCAAACAGACGGCACAATAACTTTTACACTAACAGTTACTGCAACAGCTTCTATATACGCTGATGTATCTATGTTTGTGTCAAATCCGGAAATACCAAATGCAAAGATTGATCAAAAAATTACTAGTACTTTTTCCGGCAGAATTAAAGATTCAATTAACTTAATTGTAGAAAGTCAAAAAAAAGATAATTCGAATGGATTTATAAAAACACATCAAGTACTTGATAATACGCCAGTAAAACAAGATCGTACAATATTATATGGACCTTTATATACTAACCCAGATGGAACTAAATATCAATATAAAACATTTATTTCAATTGGTCTTTTAATAGATTATATTGAAAAAATTTTATATGAACCAGTATCTAAGCCAAAAGAAACATCGACAAATATTCCAGGTAATCCTGGAGCTGGAGGCATGGGCGGTATAGGAGATCCAAATGATCCATATGGCGTTAATGATATAATTGAAGAATATTATGGAACTTCTGAACGAACTTCTGTTCCAAATATGAGAATTATATGTAATGATCAAATAAGTAAAACAAGATTTTTCAAAGAATTAGTATCTGCAGATCCGCAACGAATATTTTTATATCAAGGTAATGAAGCAGAATTCAAAACAAATTCATATGGTTTCGAAACTATAACCGTAGCTACAGGAGACGGAATAAATCAAATTGATACTCCAACTGGAAAATTAATTATTGCAGATAATAAAGACGCTATTGGAAACTTAGAATATACAGCAGTTAAATCATATGAAGTCAATTATTTTGATGGAATTAAAAATGCAGAAAACGTTCCAGGATTTTATGAAACAACAACAATTGAAGGAGAACCTGTTAAACACGGATGTTTATCTAGAATTCTTATTGAATTAAATGTTATCGAAGAATTAGAATCAGCATTAAAAGATGATACTAAAACACCATTTACCATTAAAAATTTTATGATAGCAATATCTACAGAAATTAAAAAGCAAACTGGATTAACTATATTTCCTGGATTAATTTTCCATCCAGAACTTCCTAGCACATTAATATATTATGATACCAAATATATCGGCCCAGATAAAAATGTAGCAGAATATGAAATTCCTGTATTTTCATCTGCAGATCAAGGAACTATTGTTCGAGAAATGAAATTAGGATATGATTTACCTGCAGAATTTAAAAATGCATTATTAGGATTTCAATCAGTTAATATATCACCAACAGCAACTTCAGCATTTAATCCATATTTAAATTCATCTGGTACGGCAAGAAAACAACATATAAAAGAATGGAAAATAAAACATAAAGAAGCAATTGATATATTATCAGAAGCAAAACAAGATTTAACAAATGATTATCAAGATAGTGCAAAAATAAAAAAATTACAAGATGCATTACAAAATTATGATAAATATTCATTACCTGATCTAGAAGAATCTTTAACTGCTCAAAAACCTAGATGGGTATATAATTTAGAATTTACAATTGATGGTATTAATGGATTTAGATATGGAGATGTTTTACATTTTAGAGGAATTCCTAAAAAATATCGTGATGATTATGTATTTAATATTGTAAAAATAGTTCATAATGTTGACGCAACTGGCCAATGGACAACTGCTATATCATGTATAAGTAGACCAAGAAGTAAATCAATAATATAATGAGACAAAAAGAATATTATACCGAAGAAGAAATTATAGAAAATCAATATACTACTGGCCAGGAATATATGACATCAGATCGTATAGAATATATTGGATTATATCACAAATATTTAACAGGCGAAATATTTACTAAAGGTTTATATGATCCAAACAAATCAATTCCATTAATTCCTTATGCACAAGAAAGTATTGATGTACAAACATTTAAAAAAAATAAACCTAAAATTAAAACAAATTTTCAATCTCCTACTCAATATTATTTAATACCAAATAATGAAGATATTAAAAATAAGCAAATAACACGCAATATTTTAAAAAATGTATCTACAAATCAATTAATTGAAATTGATTCTAAAACATTGAAACAATATCAAGCAAAAAAAATTGATAATAACTTATATCAATTGGAAACAATTAATTGGAAAATTTCTGGAGTATTGAATACAACTATAGTTAATGGTATTATAATTGAAGGAGTTATTGAACAAAACATAAAAGAAATTGAAATTAAATCTAGAAAAATGCCAGAATTATTACAATATATTAAATCATATTCTGAATTTTATACAGATACTACATATATTGTTCCTAAAAACATAAATCAACCAGATATTGTTAGTAATTCATTGCCGAATTCTACTACTTCTGTTACTTCAACTAATTCGTATTGAAAATATTTTGATAATTACAAAAAAATTATTATTATAGTAATGTATGATAATAATTGACGACTCAGAAGAACTAGAATCGTTATTACAAAATATTGAAAAGGATTCGCATGTATTAGCAGTTCCGATACTAGCAGATCATCAACTGCATCCATCTATAAATAAAATATCTTGTATATACATATATTCTAGTAATGAAATTGAATTCATTGTTCCTATACATCATACTGAACAATTAACCGGCTTTACAGAACTCCTACACAAAGTTCTAAGTCTTGAATCTATATTTGTACATGACAAGAAGTTATGGATACAAATGGGCGGAAATAATAACGTGTATGATGTTAAAACTCTTTGGTGGTATACATATGGGGAATCATATGATGATAATCATTATTATACGTCAGCTCATACTTTTTATTGGAGGAGACATACAAATTTACAATATGTTAATACAATTATTCCAATAATGAAGCATGCTCAAATGTGTCAAAAAATACGAAAGTATGCAATGCCAATGATTGTTAATTCTAAATTAACTGAATCATACAAACAATTTAATACACATTATCCAAAAATATTTGCCAATATTGAATCTAACGGAATGCAAGTAACTAATTCTTTTAAAATGAAAGAGTTAATTACTAACAACAAGGTCTATTCAAATTATCATTATCATACAACTACAGGCCGGCCTTCAAATGCATTTCGTGGATTCAATTTTGCAGCAATGAATAAACAAGATGGAACAAGAGATTCATTTTGTAGTAGATTTGAAAATGGTGCATTAGTTGAATTTGATTTTGATGCATATCATGTAAGATTAATAGCTCAATTAATTGGATATAAATTACCAACTGGATCTATTCACACATATTTTGGTAAATTTTATTTTGGCACTGAAACATTAACATCTGACCAATATGAACAGAGTAAACAAATAACATTTAGGTTGTTATATGGTCATATAGAAAAAGAATTTTTAAAAATTCCATTTTTTAATGAAGTAAATGAGTTTGTTTATTCGTTATGGAATGAATGGAAACGTACTGGATATATAAAAACTCCAATTTTAAAACGAGTATTAAGTAAAGATAATTTGTCTAACATGAATCAAAATAAATTATTTAATTATTATTTACAAGCTTTAGAAACAGAGTTTACTGTAAATCGATTAAATCAATTATCATACTTGTTGAAAGAATATAAAACATGTATTATATTGTATACATATGATTCTGTTCTATTCGATGTCCCAATTCATGAAGCTAAACAAATATTACCAAATATAAAATCATGTTTAGAAGGAGAGAACTTCCCTGTTAAATGTAAAGTAGGCAATATTTATAGTAAAATGAATGACTTCAAGTTATGATAAATAAAATTATTAATGAATGGACATATCAATTAGATGTTGGATATCCGACTAAAGAATCAGATTATGAAGTACTTCGTTCTGTGTTACGTGAAACCAATATGCTGTCTGAACAAGAAATCGATCAAACAATTTATCAAGCTAAAGGATTAAATGAACAAGATGAAGATTTTTTAGCAACTATGTCTGACGAACTACTTGCTGCAAATGTCAAACAGCCGGTTATAGATGCTGTTATACAAATATATAATACTTTATCTGCACAAGAAAAAATAGCATTCAAAGAAAATTTCAGAACTCATTCAATTGAATCATATGTAAACGGCGAAGGATACAAACCATTTGTTAAATTTTGGCCAATCAAAGGCGGAGATCAAGGTAGCGGAGAAGTACCAGTAACATTAGGAGTAGCAGGAAGTAATTCCGGAGGAAATCAAGATAAAGATATTAAATTAGATAATGAAGAAACATGGGAAGTAAAAGAATTAACTCCAAGTAATTATGATTTTGATCCTGCAGGAGATGGAGATGCTAATAAATTTCCCTTTACATTTGAGCTAAGAGATTTTTATAAAAATATTATAGAGCCATTTTCTGATTTAGGTGACGTTTTCAATACGTTATCTCCAATGGTCGACAAAGAGTCTCATGGAGCATTACAAAAAATGATTCAAATAATAAAAGACCGGTTTGCAAATAGAAAACAAAATTCTCAAAATGTTGCTATATTTCGTGAAGTAGCAATGGGCTTTTTTTGGAAGCATTGGTATTTAGGATTTCAAGAACTAAATCAGATTTTCTATCAAACAAAATTAGACACAGATGTTAGGGATACAAGAATAACTACTAATCAAGATGGAGATAAACAATCATATTGGGTAAGTGATGACGAAGCTGAAAAATTTAAAGTTGCATCTTCAACCAATAAGCCAATTACAATAAACATAGGAGATTCAATAACAAACGAAAATAAAGATGTAATTATTTGGTTTAAACGATTAGAGAGATCGATGTTTATAAAAGATCCGTCATATTTAATACAACAATTACAAAATGTAAAAAATACTTATTTTGCTGGTATCAACGGATTAATTTGGTATTTTGATAAACAAACTACCCCACATATAGGAACAGCTAATGACTTTGTGATTTCTAATGTTACAAAAGGAATGTTTCGATTTAAACTTAAAAAATACGTCAAAGACGAATATACGTTTATGACCGATCAAAGTTAGGATAACGAGTGAGGACACAACTATTGTGCACATTTGCACATAAAACAAACTTAGACATAGTTACAGAATATATCAAACAGAATTTCGAAATTCCAGAAAATAGAATATTTGTATTTGCAAACTATGAAAATAGAAACGATCTGTATTGCACATTCAATGCCGAAGACAACGGATATCGAGGTAAAAATACAATATCAATACACAGAAAAAAAGAAACTAACACATTGTATACAGTCAATGCATTAAATGAAGTTATCAAAGATTTAAATAATGGTATACTAGACAAAACAATGATATTGCCATGGGAAGCATTTGAAAATTCTTTTTTATTAACGGACGACAATGGTTATCGTAGAGTAGATTTGGTATTTTTTAAAAGAATTAATTTTTAACTATATTTATATATGTAACAAAGAAAATAATATCATGATTAAATTGAAAAGCTTATTAAAAGAAACATATGCCTGGGAAAGAAAGGCAAATGGATCTTTACCTACATTAGAAGATGTGCAAAAAGAATATCAAAAGAAAAAAATGAAAGAAGTTTTAAAAGACAAAGACGGAAATATACGAACAGATTTAAAATATAAAGATAATCAAAACTATCAACCAAGCATTGAATTAAAAAATACAAAAATGGGAAGTGGTACAAATCTTACAATAACAGTTAGTATAGATGGAAGTGCACCATTTGACATAGAATTTGATGATTATGATGAAGTTGATGACCATGGATATGAAAAAGCAATTTATCTAATGGGAGCAGACGCCGGCGATAATGAATGGGGTATGGAAGGATCAATGGCATTTCATGGCGAATTAGAAGATTTTGATATTGACACACTAGAAAAAATGGAAAAATAATGAGTAAATTACAAGAAAATATGAGAAGATTTAGAACTAAAAATCTTCAAGAACAAGCAAAATTTAAAAATACAGCTGAAGTATATAAAGCTCTAAAAGCCGGAACAGTTACTATAGAAGATATGGCCGGATTATTAAAACAAGCAGACGCCCCAGTTATATCAATAGATTTTCAAGGAATAGGTTTAGGAAATGATTTAGAAGCAGTTATACAAAGTATATTTGCTGCAATGAAGGATATTAACACATTAAATAAAGTATTTCAAATATTAAAAAGATCAGTAGAAGATTATGTTGATGATGTCGGTGATGAACTTTATGACATGAATTATCATGGCGGAACAAATGTTCCTACAGTAAGACAATCATTACAGAGACTTGGATACCAAATTAAACAATAAAAAAATTAAACAATTACACAATTAACTTTGAATTAACGAATTAATTACTTATAATATAATTAATAAATAAACAAATAATAACAATTAAACAATTAAAGGATACAATATGAGTTTAGACTTAAACGCCATAAAGGCGAAACTTAACCAATTAACAACAACTAACGACAGAAAAAATAACTATTTCAGACCAGAGCCTGGTAAACAAAGAGTAAGAATTGTCCCTTACGTTCACAGAAAAGAAAACCCTTTCCTAGAAATGTATTTCCATTATGATATTGCAAAGAGAAGTATGCTCTCTCCAATAACATTTGGCAATGCAGATCCAGTAGTAGAATTTGCTGAAAAGCTTAAGAAAACTGGTGACAAAGATGATTGGCTAATGGGCAGAAAAATTGAACCTAAAATGAGAACATATGTTCCTGTTATAGTAAGAGGTAAAGAATCTGAAGGTGTTAAATTTTGGGGATTCGGAAAAACAATTTATTCTGAATTATTATCTATTATAGCAGATCCTGATTATGGTGATATTACCGACTTAATGAATGGAAGAGACATTGACGTTGAATTTACTCCATCTGAAGGTCCTGGACAATATCCAAAGACAGCTATTAGAGTTAAGCCTAATACATCAGCAGCTACAGAAGATAAAGCAATTGCAAAATCAATAATGGATCAGCCTAAGATAACAGATCTATTTCCAGAGCCAACATATGAAGAATTACAGACAGCATTAAATGATTGGATGAATCCAGAAAGTGCTGACTCTGATACTTCAACTCCAAAAGCAGCTGCAACTCCTGCAACTGAAACAAAATCAAATGATACTGTTACTAAAAAGACAGACGTAGCAGAAGCATTTGACGATTTATTCAATAATTAAGAAAGTTATATATGGGAAAGAAAAAGAGCGAACTGGAAGATTCGTTAGCATCAGCACTAGCAGATAGCATTAATAAACAATTTAAAGGACAGAATTATAAGTCGGCATTTTTTCTAGATGGCGACGATGATGCTCCTACAAATGTCAATGAATGGATATCTACCGGATGCTCAATGCTAGATCTAGCTATTTCAAATCGTCCTAACGGAGGTTTTCCTGTTGGTAGAATTACCGAAATAACAGGACTTGAAGCTTCTGGTAAATCGTTACTAGCAGCTCATACCTTAGCAGAGACGCAAAAAAGAGGTGGATTATCGGTATATATTGATACAGAATCAGCTAGTAGTGCAGAATTCTTAACAGCAATTGGCGTAGATTTAAAAACTATGTTATATGTTCCATTGGAAACGATTGAAGAAATATTTGAAACTATTGAAACAATTGTTGAAAATGTAAGAAAGTCTGACAAAGATAGATTAGTAACTATAGTAGTCGACTCAGTAATGGGTGCATCTACTAAAATAGAAATGGCAATGGAATATGATAAGGATGGATATGCAACATCCAAATCTATTATATTAAGTAAAGCTATGAGAAAAGTTACTAATTGGATAGCTAGAGAAAGAATATGTTTAATCTTCACTAATCAGTTAAGAACTAAATTAGGCGTATCTTTTGGAGATCCATGGACAACTGCAGGCGGTAAAGCTTTACCATTTCATTCATCGGTTAGACTTCGTTTAAAAAATACTGGTATGATTAAGGCCAGAGTAAATGGAGCAGATCAAGTAGTTGGAAATAAAACCAATGTACATGTTGTAAAAAACAGAATGGGTCCTCCTAACAGAAAAATTGATTATGAAATATATTATGATAGCGGAATTGACAACTATGGCGGTTGGTTAAACATCATGAAGAATTTCAAATTAGTTTCTCAATCTGGAGCTTGGTATTCATTAGACGATGTTGATCCAGATACTGGTGAAGTTCTAGAAACTATTAAATTTCAAAGTAAAGATTTCATAGAAAAGGTAATACAAAATACTGAAATGAAAGATAGACTTTATAATAGAATTTGCGAAGCATATATATTTAAATACAGAGCCGGAGTAGATGGCGGTATTGATGATGTAGTAGTTGATGAAGAAGTTATAAATGAAGAAGGATAATGAATAAATATCAAGAATTATTTAAGCAACTTCAAAAAGAAAAAGAAAGTATTAATCAGAGTCCGGATGATCATATTATGATTTTTGATGGACTCAATACTTTTATTAGATCATTTTCAGCAACTCCTTCAACTAACGAAGATGGAGAACATATAGGAGGTATTACAGGATTTTTATATAGCATTGGAAAATGTGTTAGAGATTTTAAGCCTTCTAGATGTATCATTGTATTTGATGGAGTTGGTGGATCTAAACGAAGAAAAAAGATTTATAAAGATTATAAAGGTAATCGTGTTAATAAAACAAGATTGCGAAGACATGATCATCATATGCCTAGTATTGAGCATGAGCAAGAAGCTATGAGACATCAATTTAGTAGATTAGTTTCATACTTAGATGCATTACCAGTTACATTCTTATCAATGGATGGAATTGAAGCAGACGACACAATTGCATATATTACAGAAATGTATGAAGCTAAAAGTAAAAAAATAACAATTGTATCAACAGATAGAGATTTTTATCAATTAATTAATGATAAGATTCAAATTTGGTCTCCTATTAAAAAGAAATTATATGATACAGAAAAATTATTAGATGAGTTTCAAGTACATCCTAAAAACTATGTGTTATATAGAGCATTTACCGGAGATAAATCAGATAATATTCCTGGTGTAATGGGTATTGGTCCAAAGACATTACTAAAACATATTCCTAATTTAAATAATGAACGTGAATATGAATTAGATAATCTTTGGGAGACATGTAACAAAAACATAGACGAATCAAAAACATATCAAAAGATATTAGACAATGAAAATATAATATCTGACAATTGGAAACTAATGAATCTAAAACTATTAGATATTCCAGCACAAACAAAAAGTAATATTAGAAAAATTATGGAATCTCAAGTATCTGAATTAAATAAAGTAGAATTCAGAAGATTGTTTATGGAAGATAAAATGTGGTCTGTAATGAAAAATATGCCAGATTGGTTAAACAATACATGGTTATCATTGAGTGCATTTGCACAAAAAACAAAATAAATTGGATTTAATATATATTTTTTATATAATAATGTATGACAGATAAGTTAAGTGAGTATGGATGGTCTTTTCAAGTTAAAGTTTTGGCAGCTATGTTTGTGGATAGAACATTTCTACAACAAATTGCAGATATTATCCAGTCGGATTATTTTGAATCTGATGCTAATAGTTGGTTGCTAGATATTCTAATAGAACATTTTCGAGAATATAAAACTCCTCCCTCAAAAGATGTATTAAAAGTTAAAATTACTGAAATTGAGAATGATGTTCTTAAAACAGCAATATTAGAGCAATTAAAAGACGTATTTCGTTATATGGAGTCAGATGATTTGGACTTTGTAAAAAATGAAATACTTAAATTTTGTAAAAATCAAGAAATTAAGCGAGCAATAATGGATTCAGTTGGATTACTCAAAATGGGTAGTTATGATGAAATTAAAAGTAAAATTGATTCTGCTATGAAAGCCGGCGCCGACACTGATATTGGTCATGAATATAAAAAAGATGTAGTTGCAAGATATACAGAATCAGCAAGACATACTATTAGTACAGGTTGGGATGTTATTGATGACTTAATGGACGGAGGTTTAGCTCCAGGAGAATTAGGAGTTGTTATGGCACCTGCAGGAATTGGTAAATCTTGGATGCTTATTAATATAGGAGCTAACGCAATTAAACAAGGTAAAACAGTTATACATTATACATTAGAATTAAATGACAATTATGTAGGTCAGAGATATGATTCTGTTGTAACTGGTATTGCTGCACAAAATTTAAAAAACTATACTGATGATATTGAAGAAAAACTAGAAACATTGTCAGGAGAATTAATTATAAAATATTATCCAACTAAATCTACAGGAGTAATGGGTATTAAAGCTCATATTGAAAAAACTATAATGTTAGGAAATACTCCAGATTTAATTGTAATCGATTATGGTGATCTTTTAAAAGTTAACACTAAAAAAGATAAACATGAAGCACTAGAAGAGTTATATGAAGAAATGAGAGGAATGGCTGGAGAATATGAAATACCAGTTTGGACGGCATCTCAAGCAGGAAGATCTGCATTGGAAGATGATATAATTGAAGCAGACAAAATTGCATCTTCATATGGTAAAGTTATGGTAGCAGATTTCTTAATGTCATTGTCTAGAAAAGTTGAAGATAAGTTATCTGGAACTGGAAGAGGTCATGTTATTAAAAACAGATTCGGACCAGATGGCATTACATTACCAAGTAAAATTAACACAAATAATGGTCAGTTTAATTTCTTTGAGCCTCAAACAACTCAAGGTAGGCAAACAACGCAAACAATGAAAACAGGAGAAACATTGGTAAAGAAAAATTTAGCACAAAAATTTAAAGATTTAGGCGGAAGTTTAGGATAACATTTATATTTATATTAAATTAATCTTAGACCTCTATAAGGGGTCTATTTTTGTCTAAAATAAAAAAAAAGTAGGAGTCATATGAACATATCAAATAAAATTTTATCAGATATTACAGTATACATGAAGTATGCAAAATTCGTTCCAGAATTAAACAGAAGAGAAACATGGTATGAATTAGTTACAAGAAATAAACAAATGCATATTAAAAGATATCCAGCTTTAAAAGATGAAATAGAATCTGTTTATGAATTAGTATACGATAAAAAAATATTACCATCAATGAGGTCGTTGCAATTTGGTGGAAAACCTATAGAAATTAGTCCAAATAGAGTTTATAACTGTGCTTATTTACCTATTGATCATATCGATGCATTTAGTGAAACTATGTTTTTATTATTAGGCGGCACAGGAGTGGGTTATTCAGTACAAAAACATCATGTTATAAGCTTACCTCCATTAAATAAACCTTACGCTAAAAGAACTAGAAGGTTTTTAATTGGTGATAGCATTGAAGGTTGGGCTGATGCTATTAAAGTACTTATGAAATCATATTTTGGAGAACGAAGACAATCAAAAATTGAATTTGATTTTTCTGATATTAGACCAAAAGGAGCACAATTAGTCACATCTGGCGGTAAAGCACCCGGACCACAACCATTAAAAGAATGTGTTCTTAAAATTAAAGGTATATTAGAATCAAAAGAAGATGGAGATACCTTAACAACATTGGAAACTCACGATATTGTTTGCCATATTGCCGATGCTGTTTTAGCAGGTGGTATACGTAGAGCTGCTTTAATTAGTTTGTTTTCTGCAGACGATGAAGCAATGATAGGATGTAAATCAGGACATTGGTGGGAAGAATCCCCACAAAGAGGTAGAGCTAATAATTCAGCTGTATTAATGAGACACAAAGTAACTAAAGAGTTCTTTATGGATTTATGGAAAAGAGTTGAATTATCAGGTGCAGGAGAGCCTGGTATATACCTTAATAATGATAAAGACTGGGGTACAAACCCTTGTTGTGAAATAGCATTAAGACCTTTTCAGTTTTGTAACTTATGTGAAGTAAATGCTTCAGATATAGAATCTCAAGACGATTTAAATAAACGTGTAAAAGCTGCATCGTTTATAGGAACATTACAAGCAGGTTACACTGACTTTCATTATTTAAGAGACATATGGAGAGAAACAACAGAAAAAGATGCTCTAATAGGAGTATCTATGACGGGAATTGGTTCTGGCACCGTTCTAGGTTACGACTTGAAGAAAGCCGCTCAACTAGTAAAACGAGAAAACGTACGAGTCGCCAAACTAATTGGTATAAATCCTGCAGCTAGATGCACGACAGTTAAACCAGCTGGAACTACATCGTTAGCATTAGGAACATCATCTGGTATTCATGCATGGCACAATGACTATTATATTCGTAGAATTAGAGTTGGCAAAAATGAATCCATGTACAAACATTTAAGTGTTAATCATCCAGAATTAATTGAAGATGAATATTTTAGACCACATGACACTGCAGTAATTAGTATACCACAAAAAGCTCCAGCTGGAGCAATTATGAGAACAGAATCACCATTTGATTTATTAGAAAGAATAAAAAAAATAGCTACTGAGTGGGTTGTGCCTGGCCATAAAAATGGATCTAACACTCACAATGTTTCAGCTACAGTTAGTTTAAAGAAAGAAGAATGGGAAACTGCTGGAGATTGGATGTGGGATAATAGAAAACATTATAATGGATTATCTGTTTTACCTTATGATGGTGGTACTTATACTCAAGCACCATTTGAAGATATAACTGAAGATAAATATAACGAATTAATGACGTCATTAACAGACGTTGATTTAACAAAAATAATTGAAATAGAAGATGAAACCGACTTAGCTGGAGAATTAGCTTGTGCTGGTGGAGCGTGTGAAATACAATAATGAGAGTTGATGATTGGATATCAGAATTAGATTTTAAAGAAAAAATTAATTCTGATAAAGACTTTTATTGGGAAGGCGGAATGATGATAATGACAAAGAACTATCATTTAAAACGTGGATATTGTTGTTCAAATGGTTGTTATCATTGTCCATATTAATTTGGATAATTAATATAATTTTATTATAATAAAATAAAAAAATGAGTTTTAATTTCTTAGATCCTTCTAATGTCGATCGAAAGATGTTTTTTAAATGTGTTTCTTTATTATCTGAAAAAGATGGTATGGAACTTCATTTATTAAATGATTCTGTTATGACTCAATATGATAAAAATATTAATGATTTCTTGACATATTTAATTACAGTAGGCGAATATTTAGAAGAATACGAAAGATGTAGTGAATTAATATTACAGCAAAAAAAATATTCAAAGTGGTTACGAGTTAATTTAGAAACAGTTAAAGCTATTTCTATTTTATTAAATGATTTAAAAAATAAACATGACGACAAAGAAAACAATTGAATTAGTAAAAGAAGGCTTTGCTAACGGGGTTGCTCCAGGAGGACCATTAGATGATAAAGCAAAAGCTGATATGATACAATTAGCAGCAAGACATTTTGGTCATTTTTTAGATGCACTTAAATGCGATTGGAGAAATGATCCAAATTCAGATAATACTCCTCATCGAGTAGCAAAAGCATATGTTAATGACTTATGGGCTGGCAGATACGAAGGATCTCCAGATATTACAGCATTTCCATCGGATGGTTATGATGGTATGGTATTTGAAGGTGGTATTCCATTAACTTCAATGTGTTCGCATCATCATCAAACTATTATGGGTAAAGTTCATGTAGCTTATATTCCAGGTAAAGATAGTAAAGTAATAGGATTATCAAAATTAAATAGATTAGAAGAACATTTTGGTAGAAGAGGTGCAATACAAGAACAATTAACAGTTGCAATTCATAATTCAATTAATACTATTATTAATGACAATAATGGTGTTGCTGTTATGATTGATGCTACTCATAACTGTGTTAGCTGTAGAGGTGTTAAACATGGTGGTGCATCAATGAAAACAAGTAAGCTTACTGGAGCATTTAAAAATGACACTTCAACTAGAGCCGAATTTTATGAATTTGTAAAAGGATATTAATGAAACAACCAGATGCAAAAAATCATCAAATAATAAGCTTTATTAAATCTAGTATACGAATAATAGGTTATTGTTTTATACCATTTAATTTAGTAACTGCAATGCTAATTTTAGTAGCTAGCGAAGCAGTAGGAATAATAGAAGAATTAGTATGAATAAAGAAATATTATATTTTAGTGCAGCTTGGTGTGGACCATGCAAAGCTTTAGCTCCTAGAATGGAGAGAATATCTAATCAGATTAACTATAGAAAAATAGATGTAGATAATGATAAAGAATTATCTTCTAAATATGGTGTTAGAAATATTCCAACTTTAATCTTAGTACAAGATGGAGAAGCAATTAACAGATTAGTAGGATTACAATCAGAAGAATCAATTTTAAATTTTTATAATGGGTAAATTTCAATCAAGTAAAGTTTTTGACGGATTTAGTACAGTGTTTCGTCAATGGAAAGCAAAAGATACACACTGTAGATTTTTACATGGTTATGGTATATCATTTAAAGTATATTTTGAAGGTGAATTAGATGATAGAAACTGGGTATGGGATTTTGGTGGTATGAAAAGAGCTAAAACACTTATAGACGGTAAACAACCTAAAGCATGGATGGATTATATGTTTGATCATACTGTAATATTAGCAGAAGATGATCCATTTAAAGATTCATTTTTAAAAATGCAAGATGTAGAAGTAGCTCAAGTAAGAATAATTGAAGCAACTGGAGCAGAAAAGTTCTCAGAGTACATTTTTAATAAATTAAATGAATTTGTTCATATAGAAACTGAAGGTAGGGTAAGAGTTACTAAAGTTAAATTTATGGAACATGGTAAAAACGCAGCATATTACACTGAATGAAAAGAATAGAAGATTATAATAAAGTATTACCAGTTTTAGAAGTATATAGATGTGTACAATCAGAAGGATCTAGATTTGGTAGACC